TTTCACCATCAAATGTGACAGCAATATCTGTTCCTGCAGTACCATCGCCAATGGTAATTGCAGTTCCTAATAATTTAGTAACAGGACCACCTTCAGCAGCAGTTCCATCATGTGTATGACCAGTTGTTACTGCAAATGCTGCTAATAATTGGTCAAATTCATTATTTAAATCTGATGCTTCAATAACACCGCCATCAACGATGCCTGCCGAACTTTGTCTTGTATATGTTGCTCCCATTATCTTCTTCCTCCTGGAGTAAATTCAAATTCAAATCCCTTTAATGCCCAAGGAATATTACTACTTGTATCTGTTAATTTTAAGGCTACTGCAAAACCAGAACCTTCTATTGTTTTTCTTGTTATAGGTAAATCTCCTTGACCAAATGCTGCAGTGCCAAAAACAGCACCTCCATAAAATGCACCACCGCCTGATGTTGTTAATGAAACTAAACTTGGCTGTGGTGTATCTTTATCATTATAATTATATTGAATATACATATTTGCACTTACTTCACCTTCAGGTTTCCAATTCAAATTAACTCGTTGCATAGATTTTCTAATTCCTGGATCACCCATTGTTATATCTGGTGATCTAAATGTTGAATCTAAGTTTGCAGTTGTAGTTGCTCTAGTCCATACATTTCCAGAATCCTGTTTGTATATATACCCATCATATCCACCATTTACAGTTGTTTCTACATTACTAACTAAATCTGTATCACAGCACGAAACTTTTAATCCTTTTATATCTGCGTATTCATAACCCATTTGCCCAGTATTAGTATTTGTTTTAATAACCGCAATCAAACCTTTAGAAGAACTTTCAGCTCCATTTGTAGTTGGATAGAATAATCTGTATTGTGATTTTTTTCCTATAACTGTAGCTGTTACATTATCGTATGTAATATCATTAATTCTATCTTGTACTTGTTTAGATACAGTTCCTAATTCTACGTCACCAATTCGTGCTGTACCTGCAACTGTTCTTAATCCATCTGCTGCTAAAAATATAAGATCACCACCTAATTCTTGTATTGAATGATGAGCTATTGTACCTACATCTTTTGCTACTTCGGCTAATGCAAAATTACTAGAACTTGTTCCTGTTATTTTATAAATTTTTGTTTTACAAAAAATAAATAAAGTATCACGAAATACTTTTAAGCCTGTAACTACATCACCTACTTTAACTTCTCCTCCACCTGTATCAAAATCATCTTCTGTAAATGGTCCTGAAAATGTAACACTATGAGTTGAATTTGACATGCCACCATAAAACATATGATTAGCAAATGATTTTACATATTTTGGATTTGTAGGTGCAGTTCCACCACCAGTTGCATTTATAATATCTTCAGTATAACTTGTATTTAATGTGAATGCTGCGGCTTCTCCTGTTGCTATTATAATTTTATTGTTTCCATCATAATTAAATTTATCAAAATCATAAGTGTAAGTTGTACCTTTACTTGTTGCTCGTGATGTCCAACTTCCTGATGTACTACCTGAATAAACTGTACCTCCTCGTGCAGCTATAATAACATCATTAAAAATTGCACTTAATTGAACTCTTTCACTTGAAGCAGATACCTGTGTAACAATAGTAGAATTATATTTTGTAGTTCCATTTAATCTTCTATAACCACCAGCTATATCAGGTTCAAAATTTGCAAGCTGCATAGCTTCGCCAGGTTGCATTGTAAAAACATCTTTATTAAGTATTAAACCACCTGCACAACTTGCGGTGAATGGAGATATTGACGAAGTATCGAGGCTATTTATTGGCATACTAAATCCTCGTATCGGCCATATATGATTTTGTACTTATATATTCTTTTTGTAATTGTCCTAGCATTTCTTTATAATCTCTAAACGCTAATCCTGCAGATTGAACATCAGAACGAAGCATATAAGCATAATATTTTGCTTTTGAAACTATGGTATTCATAAATCTATCGTCTAAATCTGGAGTATCTCCATGAGCAGATAAATCTGTATGTATTTTCCAATATTCATATTGAATTGTATAATTACTTTTATCTGGAACTGGACTTAATCCAAATTTTTTATCTTGCGTATGATACACAAAAGTAGGCCTACCTAATGAAGAATCTAAATTTGCTAAATCAGCTTCTGAATATCTTTTCATCCAATCATCATAAGTTATATAACGTAATCTTCTTACTGGAATTGCTTCTGATATTCTTACATAATCTACATCCATATTTGTTGCTGTAGATGGATTGTTTAATGTAATATAAGTTGTTGCAACAGTCGCATCAAAAGTTGTTTCTAAAATAGCACCTTCTCGAAAATTAGTTACAGATAATGTTTCATTTAAATTAGTAGTATTTTCTGCAGATGTTCCAACTTGTACTTTTAATGCTTGTCCTGTACTTTCAGAATCAAAAACTTTTACTTGTAATCTATAAGTTGTATTTTTAACTGTAGACAAAGATTGATATATTGCATAATCATTTAAACGTGCTCGACCATTACCACCACTATTGTATGCTGCACTTCCACTTCCAGCTATAGTTGTCCAGCTATTTATATTTGATGTAAATTCACCATTAGTAACCAATTCTTTTGGTACTAAACGGAATGTATCCCAATCAATTTTTCTGTAGGCTAAGTCTCCAGATTGCGGAGAGGCGGAAGCAGGTAAGCTGTAAGCTCGCTGACCAGCATTTGTATCTTGAGTTGTTGATTTATATAAATCTGGAACTTCTGATAAAGTATTGTAAATTTCATGAATAGCTCTATTTACAAAAGTTTTAACAGAAGTTTGTATACCTCGACTACTTGAAAAAGTAGATGAAGTTAATTCCACTTCATTTAAATCATTTAAAACTCGATTTACTAAAATTAAATAAGTAGTTGTTGCCATAATAATTAATTAAGGTCTTTTCCACCCTTCTCCTTTTATATATGCTCTTTTAAAACTAGACCAGCCGTCCACCATACGCCCCTTCTTTTCACTAGGTAAATTTGTGTATTCCTTTTGGTTAAGTCCATAATAATGAGAAACAAATGTTGAAAAATCTATTGGAATTGCTTTGGCAACCTTAATATCATTTTTCTTTTGAACTTTTTCTTTTTTTTCTTGATAATTTATATTATCTTCTGCTTTAAGCGTCACTATACCTCCTATAATTTTCCAGCATTTTTGTTTCTTTTAAAAGATCTATTACCAACTTTAGATCTTAAAGTTAGATTACTTCTAGAGTTGTTTCTAGGATTACCATCTTTATGATGAACATCCATACCTTTTCGACCAACCATTCTATTTGCTTTTACACGACCAGCTCTATTTAGAATTTGTTTTGGTTTACCATGATAATTGGTATATTCTTTTTTATAATTTCTTTGTGCCATTATTCCTCATCAGATGGCTTATTAAATGGTACTACAGTTTCAGATTTAGAATCTTTACTAACAGATTCTTCATTCTCTATTTGATAAATTAATTCTAATGCACCAAGTACACGATTTCTCATTTCAAGACTTTTATTAATCGTCTTAGTAAGTTCATCATGTTGTTGAGTTAAAGATTCTTTCTTAGCCTTTAAATCCATTATGATACTGCTGCACTAAACGGAGTTGCTTCAGTACCTGATGTAGTTGTGTAGCCATACACCATCCAAGTATTTGATGCAATATCTGTTAGTTCAACCCAATCACCAATCTGTACACCGCCTGTTGTTGTAGCATTAAATGTCATAGTGTCGGAATCAGATGCTGTTTTCCAGTTAATTACTTCTGCTGCTGCCGCATCTCCCGTGCTATCCGTTACAATATGTCCTTGCATAATGTCATCACCGACTACTTGAATCACATAGTTTGATGTATTAACAACAGAAACAACAAATTTATATTTATGCCCAGTGCCTGTTGCTGCTGGTAATGTAACTGTTAATGATGCGTTACCGCCAACTTCTCCAAGTAAGTTTGTGCATCCTGCGTGAATAGCAGGAGTACAAGTTGTAGCTGTAGCCAAAGTATTTAATCCAGTACTAAAACTGCCACCAACATCCAACATTGTAATAGGGGCTGTTACCCCATCTCCACCAACAAACATACCTCCATAATTACCATTGCCATTCAAGACAGAAAAACGAGCGGCAAACTTTCCACCTGTTTGCATAAATATTTGAGTATCGGCTATAGAATATAATTCGTGTGATGCACTCGAAGAGTTACCATCTAAAACTAAAGATTTTCCACCAGTCTCTTCCAGTTTTAATATATTTTCATCTGCTCCAACAATATGCAATCTATGTGTGGGAGTACTTTGATTAATTCCAATTCTATCATTACCTGCATCTATAAAAAACATATGCGTAGTATCATCAGCTTCAATTCTGAAGTCTACGTCCGCACCTGAATCATTAAATGTTACCGCACCTTCTACATCCAAACCATCTGTCAGATTCAATTCTGCAGATTCAACTGTATTTCCTACAGTTTGTTGTGCTGTCATTCCTGTTAACATATATACCTCCTAACAAAAAACGAGCCGCATCGTTATATTCGATGAACCGACTCGTTGATAATGTAAATATATTGAATCTGAAAGTGTAAATCTTGGTACTGCAATAAATGTTAATCCTTGTCCTAATTTTAAATCATTTGCTGTACTCACACTTGCAGAGCTTGATGTAGAAAAATTAAAATAAATTTCTCCACTTGTGTGTATTCCTAAAAGACCTGCAGTCGTGACATCAGTAGCTCCAGCACTTGAGCCTACTGTTACCACACTTTGCACCGTCCATTTTCGGCTATCTCCTGTTGCTATTTCAGCCATTATACTTGTCCTCCATTATTTTGTAATAGATTTAATAACCTATCTAATTTATCTGATTGCTCAGAAACTTTTTGTTCTAAATTTTGTACTCTATTTATAAATGCAGGATCTGTTCCTCCATTTAAAGGAGTAATTTTTTGACCAGTACTTATTAAATTTCCCGTTTTTTTATCAAATGTTTTTTTTCTTAAATCATAAGTAGCCATATTATCTCCTAATTAGTTGAATTAAGGGGAAAATTAATTCCCCTTAATTTTTATTATCACACAGTCTAACTAACGTCTGTGTCGTGTTGTGTACTTGTATTGTTATCTGATTCGTCAATACCTGAAATATCACATAGTACTGCCCAAACACGAAGTTTTCCCGCACTTGAAGCTGCACCTGCAGTTAGAATATCCAAAGTATCTGCACTAGCAACCACAACTCTCGCTGTAGCTGTTAATGTTGAATACCCTGTTGCATTAGTGTCTCCGTCAACATATCTGTCAACATCTCCACCTGTAATACCTAAATCCATAGTTGCAGAACTTGAAAGTGCAGTAGTTACTTCAATTCCAGCTTCCATGATCAAAGTTTCTGCAGGAATATCTAGAGCATTAAGAATATCTCCATTAGCTGTTCCTGCATCACTGTTGACTGCTGATACATCAATTGTATTTTCGACCAAATAAGGTGATCTCGTATTGGACGGATGTCCAGTAGTACCACCTACACCTGTTACATTATATGTAGCCATAGTCTATCTATTATCCTCCCGATTACGATAAAGTTACCACACCAGAGTAAGAAGCTTCTGTACGAATAACTTTTCGTCCAAAAACGTGTAATCCTCTGATAATGTCGGAAAAGCTGTTTGGATCACGAATCATTTCGGTTTTAGCGATATGATTAGCAGTCGCAACGCCAGACATATGGCCGTATAAAAACGCATATTCAGTAGAACCTGAAGATCCGAATGTTTTACTAGCCGCAGCCCCGCTACTAACAGCAATTGCATTGGTCATATACATATCAAAACCAAACAAAGGTCTGTCAGTTACTTTTCCATTTCTTAGCATAGATGCTCCACCTTCTCCCATTACTGATTGATCCATTAATTTTGAATCTGCCTTTCTCAGTTGTGAGAAAAATTTTGGAGGAGCTACTAGCCACCTATTTTCTTCTGGTACATCTTGCCCATCAAGAACCACTTTTGCAGCACTAACGATATCCACCAAAGTATTAGAATTAGTATCACCAGTTTTTGGTGATGCGTCAGTTCCAGTAGTAGAGTCAGTACTTGAATTATCATAAACGGCTTTTAGCACGTTATAATCATAGTTCTTTTTAAGAGCGTATGCACCTGAAGAGGTAGAAAGAGCTTCCCAGTTTACATGTGATTGTCTTTCCTCAATGTCGTCCACTTTAAATGCAAAGTATGAACCTTGGTCAACGGTCAATTGAATTTGATCATCAGCCAAGACTTGTGCATTTACAGTTTGTCCACGAGCATAGTCACTCACAGTAATAGAAGGCTCTTTTATTATATTTACTGTGTCGCCAAAATTTTCTATTTCTCCAGCATAGTCAGTGTTGGTAATTGCCTCAACAACTGAAGCCCTGCGGAAGAATTTTAGAACTTTTTGACTATATACTGCAGGAACCCAATTACCCGAAGGTAGATTTTGATACCCAGCAGCTAAAGACATAGTTGCCATAAATTGCCTCTCTATAGTTAAAAGTTAATATTAATTTGTGATTCTTCCCTCAACTCTAGCTTTTTCGATTTCAGCTTCATACTTTTCAAATTCACGAGGTTTTAATTTTGAAATCTCGTAAGCACTCCAAACTTTCTTCGGTTGTGCATCACCTTCAGTAGCTTTTTTAGTTTTAGTTACAGCTTTAGCAGCTTCTTTTCTAACATCTTTTTCTTGTTTTTTAGTATACTTTCCAATACCTTTATCCATCTTATATAAATCAATTGCTCTTGCAGCTAACGTTGCATTAGTTTTATTTTCATATAACCAATTTTGAATAGTTGGTTCTTGTTCAGTAGCCCAATTATGAAAATCGTCTGTTTCACGAATTTCTATAAAATC